CTACATAAATAGCGTAGAAGCCACTAATGCTTCAAAGTCGTTTGCAAGTGATTGAGGAACTCCCGCTACCGTTCCACCTGGTATTTCTCCTGTTGGTGAAGTTGGGAAATATCTACCTGCTGCGCTTCCCGCACCTTCCGCGGCACGCAATTGGGCAAGTTTAAGCGCATAATCAAGACCATAACGCCTCATATCTTCGAGGAATTTAGCCTGATTCCAATACATTGTATCCCATGCAGTCCTTTCCGCCATTTGTTGCTGTCTTGCTCCAAGAGCCTGCTTCATCATATCTTGTAGGAAATTTTGATAATCGAGATATGCTCGCTTCCCTTGTTCTTCTGATAACTTTCGCCTCGATTGCTCTATATTATTTACTGTTTGCCGATATGTATCAAGTAACTGATTGAGTCTATTCGCTTGTTCTTGCGCAGTCTCCGCACCTCTCAATCCCAATCTTTCTTGACCTAACAAGCCTTGTGTTTGAATATTCCCTATTTCCTGCATAGCCCTTTGTCTTATAGGCGCTGCTGTATATTCACCAAGACCAGACCTGAATAGACCCCTTCTCGTTAAATCGGCGAGTGCTCTCTGTTCTGCTGCTTGAGCGCTTTCTTGGGCTGCCTGCATTGCTTGCCCTGTTTCTTGGGCTTGTCTTTGACGCATTAATCCTATATCACTTAAAGCGGTTCTATATGCAGGTTCTAAGTTTTGACGAGCATATTCATACTGCTGTTGAGCTCTTTGTGCTTGGTCGGCAAGTTCCCTAAAAGCGGGGGAATAAGCAAGTTCCCCCGATATTCTTGCACGATTGATTACTTCTGGATAATCCTGAGGGTTCAACATATATTTTTTGACCAAATCCTTAAAGTTCTCCCAGTCTTTTAATCCTGGAGTCCCGCCTATTGACCAATCAACATCCCCTCTCGGATAATAACTATATGGCACATCCGGAAATAACCAACCTGTCGCTGGCATATTAGACCTCCTTTATCTTTGATGACCCTCTATTAAAATCCTAACTCTTGCTTCCCCCGGTGCTGAACCCGCAGAAACACTATTTACCACATTGAAAACCGTAATATTACTTGACGGTAATCCTACGCGCATATAGAATAACGGATGATTCCAAGAACCGGCATTTACGACATCCTGGTCTGAACTTGCCAATTCATAAGCCGTTCCCGCTATCGATGATTTATATTGTATTTTTAAATTCATCCTATTTGATGCAGCAGCCGAATAAATATAATCTGCAATTACACTTACTTTTATATACGAACATGAATTTCCAGAAGAAATTACAAAGTTGGAAGATGTCCAAGGGAATGTTGATATTCCAGTTGTATATGAATAATACATAAAGGAAGCGGCAGGAGACCATTGTCTTAAATCCCAACTTGTAATTGAAGTTCCGTTATAATATAAGTAATATAATGGGCAATGTTCATTTAAAATTGAGGAACTTTTTACTATAGTTCCCGTTGAATCACAATATATTATTCCTTCTTCGTTATTCGATAATGTCCCCGAGCCACCGGGAGAAGTTACCTTTTTACTTAATATCCAACATGTCCCATTACCTATAGTGTAATTTGCACCATTTGTAGAAAGTGTAAAACCACTATAAACAAAATTCGGCATCTCTTTTAAGTAGTTATCATATCTATATTCATCAACAATTCTGTCGGGCTGAAGAGAATATGGTTTTATATTGTCATTATCAAGCCCACCATTAACTTCACTATAAACCGTGTTAAAGTCGTCATTTATCTGACTTGCGATGATTAAATCACCCGCGTTATAATTTCCATGTGGACGGCTAATTGTTGCCATGTCCTACTCTCCTTTCTCTCTTTAATACACTTGCGGATAATAATTCAAACTCCTTATCACTATAAGCGGGATCTGAATCTATCCCTATTTCTATTATATCACCCCTCGATATTCCCGCTTGGGGAACTAAAACAACATTTGATTTACTCGGATAACCACAGAAATAAGCACTATCAAATCTCGAACCTTCCGATTCAGTAGTTTCGACGAATCGAGCATATTTATTATCTATTTCTCTTACGGTATAAGTTTCAGGAGTTGAGGCAACATCCTCCTGCAGAAATTTAATATTATAGGTTTGACAAATAAATGGTGTATATTCAAATGAGAATTTTCTTACTCTCGATTCAGACATCCTTTGAACTTCTGGAATAATACCAAGAGTCAACGAGGCGTCTATCACTTCCCCATCATCGTCGTTATAGCCAAAATCATATATTGACCCCTTATCAAACATTATAAACTTACCATAGTATCTAATCGCCCCATTAAAATTAAATTTGTCGTATTTAGTCCAGGCATTGAATTTTATATTAAAAACATAAGTCTCGGTCAAACCACGAATGATATATTTGTCTTCAATTACATAAGCCCTTGACTTCTCACTTAATTTAACATCCATTATTTCTGTCAATTCCCTCAAGCCACCAGGTGTCAATAAGTAAATCTTATCGCCATTTGTAAAAAATACCATATTTTCATATTGAACAATAGTGTCATGATTATCCGCACCGATATCAAACATCTTTTGAAGATAGAAATTAGTTTCTGAATCTCCCAAGATTCCATAAATGCCAGTGGTTTTGAAAATAACAAGCCTATCTTTCATCGAGCATAGACCTGTTATCTCTCCACCTGAATCGGGGTCAACCATTATCACATTCGCTTCTGGTAGATAATCTGGCGGTTGTCCCAAAATATTAGGATTGGTAAAGAGAATCGATGAAGGATGGGGGTCTTCGGTTGTCCCCGAAAACCATAATCTATCCTTGTGAAGGCAAACATGCTTTGCCCCACCTAAATAATTATACTGTCCAATTATTTCATTCTGAATTTTCCATATATCATTCTCTCCAACAAGATAAAAGTAATCAAAGAAATTTATCCCTTCATATCTGTCGGAGTTTAATATAAGTTTTGCTTCCTGTTCATACAAGTTCCACGTTCTCATCTTTAGAGTCGGATTAGAAATTATAATATTTTTATTTTGGTCTTGATAATCTTTTATGTTACCCGATAAATAAAACCCAACTTTGCAATATACCGCATTTTTCGGAGGATGAATACCAGTTACAGAATAGGTTTTTGAACCAGTAGATATTTTTACATTATTTATCGGAGTCATAGTTGAAAGATAATTATGATTGCTGTCGTAAAAATCAATAATTCCCTTTAAAACCACGCTATTGCTTACAGGAATGGAAGCATTTATATCAACTGATAGTTTATAATCTATAAAGTTCTCGCTTTGGGCTGGTAAACTTGTATAATCTAATGTTGTATATCTACAATCGAGATTTGGACAGGATTTTTGATAAAAATAATCAAGATAAATCCAACCATTAAGATAATCATAGTTTAATTTAATGTAAGGCTCATATCTTATGTCACTCTGTCTGGGAGTAAACTCAGCCCTTACTAATATCCAACCAGTTGAAGGATTATTAAGATTTATAGTTTTACTCCAAACGGTATATCTCACACCTGCATCATCCCACCCAAGATGCCCTGGTTCTATAACAGCCAATATATTAAATTCTAATGTGGCTTTTGATATTCTGGTCGCATCAACTTTATAATAAAAATCGCAAAACATGGGATTACCAATTCTTGAATATTGGTATTCGGGATAAGAAGTGAAATATGGAACAGTCAACTTAGGTTGATTTTGGTTTTCCCTGGGGATGATTCGATATTGAATCCACGTCCCATTTCGAATACCCCAACAATATGACCCATTATGGCCTCCCGCAACCCTGCCGACTGAGGTGGGAGGGGCAAAATGATACCATAAAAATCCATCCCAATAATCAGCCCAATTTGATTCCTCAAACGAGTTCCCAACTATTAGTTGGGCATTCTCATCTATTACTATTTTCCCAAAAGTCGTATCATCATATCTAACTAATACGTTAGTTCCAGCCGAGTTAGTGCTATGACCCCAGTTAGTCGAATTGAATACTGGTAAAAGATTTGTGCCTTCAGTTAATTGAGAGTCATATCTTTTGATTCCATGAAGTTTTATTTTAGAATCTCGTCGAACTTCATATACATTATTATCAGCGACACAATATATTTTTTTAAAACCGGGACACGGAAATAAGCCTTTTATTTCATTAAATCCAATATCCCATGATTTATAACCCTTTCTTCTTTTTAGGGAACGCTCCGTAATATCTAAATTAACCGCGTCAAGAATATATCCTTTAGGCTTTGATTCACTTAGGTTTGATTTATTTATCCCTGAATTAAGAGGGAACTCAATTATATATCCGCCTCTTCTACTTAGAGGGTTCATAATTGCATTCTCCTTATATACTTAGGGCTAATCGTTAGTTGATTAGCCTCGATAATTTCTTCATTCAGTCTTCTTTGGAACATATCCATAAACATAGCAGCTTGATTAAACATCGTGTCTTTAGGAAGAAGAACTGCAAGACAATATAAAGGAATTAAAAAATGAAATCTCGCGGGAATTGAAATTGAATCAGAAGAAGTTGTAACATGAGGCGATAATTGGTAGTATTCCATTGTTACTGACTTCCCTGATTCGGATGGGGCAGGGACAATACAAAGCGAGCCAAATCTTACATAATAATCAGATGGAGTCCCCGTTGATGTGGGTCTATAATTATCAGAATAAATCCCCGTAAAATTTAAGGGTATATCTTCATAATAGACTGAAATAACTTTAAGAAAATCAGTGGGTAGAGTATATTTATATTGACCAGCGACTGTATTCCATGATATTTCAGTCTGCAAGCAAAACGCCCGAGACGAAATGACATTACAAGCCTCATCAATCGCTGATATAATTAAACCATCCGACCAAAACCCTTCTCCTGCTGTCGGAATATCATCTAATTTTTGCCTGATATTGTCAAGGGCATCGCCAACTGTTTGGAACATCAGATAACCCTACCTTTCTTTTTTTTCTTAAATTCCTCAAATTCAGGTTCTACTTCCTGAGGCATTATAGTTTTCCAGACATCTGGCTCTGGAACATTTTGCTTTTTCTTTTCATCAATTTCAATAACTTTTATCAATTCAAGTTTACCCGCGCTACCACGAGCAATTACCCTTCTTCTTTCCCTTTCTCTTAATGCTTCATCTTTTAAATTCCAATCACCTATAAAATGCTTTGCAACATGTTCGGGAAGATTTACCTCTTCTCCCACTTCAATAACATAGGGAATACTATCCCAATAATCAACGAATTTCTCACCTGTTACGTTTCGAACCCTTGCTACCTTCAATTTATCCTCCTTTTAAATTAAGGTGGAAGGGGGAATTAAACCCCCTTCCTTGTCTTAACTAACTATCAAGTAAATACATCCTCACCCGTGATGTGATTCAAACCGAATATAACAGCCTGCTTTGAGCAATTCGAGCAAATCAAATTAGCATCAACCAGGACTTTAGCAGTCGATACATCAACATGAGCGGTTGAAACCTCGAAATCAGTTACCTTAAAGTTTGCATCAGAGTGAATAACAAACTTCAGATAATCGAGGTTGAGGACATATCCTTTATCAGTCGGGCAATGCGGGTCAACCGTAACCGGAATACCACAAACCTGTATTTCCTGGAATCCTGCCTTTGCGAGAGGACCCGGGGAAAACCTCATTTTATCAACGAGGTTTCTATACAGATCATCGTAAGCGTGCTGAGGGAGAATTATCACATCTGGCTGATCCTGACCATCCGCAACAAGTCCGATTATGTGCTCAAGGAACTTCTCATTGAACGCTGAAGCATCAAATCCGCTTGCCGGGATAGTATAAGAAGCAGACTTCCACCAGGTATAATCTGTTCTGCTAATTCCAGCATACGTCGCAACATTCGTTCCATCATCAACAGCAGCAGCAAGACCGATTATACCCTTTGCACCACGTCCATAACCAGACGGGTCGCTTGCATCTCCGCGAGCAAACAACTGGTATGAAATGTTACGTGCAAGAGTCTTCTCGGCATTCTTGGTCTTCGCAGCTAATAGATTGATAACCTGCGCCTGCCCACTGTTTTGACGAATCTCAGAACCCGCTATATCTATGGAAGCATAATTATGCCTCCATGGAACTTCAGCAGCAGTTCCGATATCGTATGACGAAATCGAATATGAATCGTATGGACTGTAAGAATCAGCAGGAGAAGCCGCATACTCAAGAGGAGCAACCACTTTCTTTCCGCCATCAACCTGGATAGCGTTTTTATCCCTCATAAGGAATAGAAATGGAGTTGATTTGAATATGTTGTCAACCAGCTTCGGTATGATGTATTCACGAGTTAGAGCAGAGAGAGTATCATAATTAAGTGCCATTTTTCACCTCCTATTCGAAAATACTTTCACCAGCTTTCTGTAATATCTCCGTATAGTCTCGTGCTTCGAGTGGATTGAGTTTTTCTTCCTGCCCTTCGGATTTCTCTCCAGTTTCCTCCTGCTCGGACGTCTCCTCGCTTGAGATTTCTGGTTCTTGTTTCATTTTGTCGAATTGCATCGCCTTATAGGCAACTTCAAGCTTGGGAATTTCATTTTTAACTGCAAATTCCATAACTTCTTCTATATTAGCGTCTGGATATGCAGTCCTAAATCTTAATTCCTCAAGCTCTGCTTCAATTCGAGCAATATGGTCAAGATATCTATCCTCATTAAAGACGGGAGTTTTCTCTTCCACTTCTCCACCTTCCAACTCTTTGACTATACGTTCTACAATATCGGGGTTATTCTTTAGGGTCTCCCAAACCTCAATCGCCTCAGCGAGTTCCTGTTTGGTAGCCTCAAGAGCCCTCTTCTCTTCGGCGAGTTCCTGGGTTTTCCGAGTGTAATCCGCTTGGCGCATATATCCGCTTCTCAATTCATCAAGCGTTACCTCGAATTCCTGCCCGCCGACTTTCACCTTGATTTTTTCTTCGTTTTCCATTTTTTTGACTCCTTTCTATGGTTAGTCTTATAAGTTTCTGGAATTTTTCCTCTGCCGCCCATCTTTTTGCGATGTCAGGATGGAATTTCCAGAGATAACGCCGCTGTCTCTCAGACTTGAACGGCATTAAGCACCCCTCACTTTTTTAAGGTTAGGGTTACGCCTTTTAGCCTTCACACTTGCTCTTCTGGTTGCAGCAGCAAGAATCGCCCTTGCTCTTTCGAGGGATACGCCCCTCTGACGTGCGATATGCTGAGCAACTTTTTCGAAGCCTGGGTGTTCAGTGCCAAAAGTTTTTCTCAATCTCATTATAGCATACCTTCTCCTAACCAATTCTTTGTTCACTTCTTACCCCCTTTCGTTTTAATAGAGAAGGAACAGGTCTCACCATGTATTTTGTTGGTGAACGCTTTATTTTTTTTCTTATTCTCACCTTAGCCCTTTTACTCATTCCTTCTGGTAGTTCAATATAACCTCTACCAAGTCTTTTCTTTTTTAACGCAATAAATGCTTCTCTTAATAGATTAAAGTCCATAAGGAGACCCTCCTTGGATCAACGGAGAGATGGTTCGTTCTGTCCCCTGGTCTGGTCCCGGAGGTGCTTGCCCCATTTTCATTATTGCTTCTTTTGCAATACTCTTTTCCTCTTCAATCTGTGCTTGCCTCTGGATTAAGTCCCGGTCGGGGAAATCAAGAATATCGAGAATTGAAGATTTAGGAATTACGCCAAGTTCAACAAGCGAGAGTAACTGCTGGAATTTAGCGGATTGATTTGTCGGTATCATAGTCCCAACCTCGACGATTAGATTCTTCGCTAATTTCAAATCATCCGAAGTTACAGATACTCTTTCACCATCTTTTGTTATATAGCCTTTTCTTGATTTAGGATAAAATTGTTGCATTCTCGACAATATCAATTCTCCCATATTTCTTAGTGCTAAGTTTCTATTCCTAATCTTTTTTCTGATTTTCGTTTGTGCTGCCTCTTGTAACTCTGAAATTGCAGCAGCAGCAGAAACACCAGACGGGACTCTTCCCATTGTAATATCCTGGATTCCAGAAATAACCCTCATTTCATTTTCAAGTCTCATGACTAAGTCAAATAAATAACTTGGCGGACTTGGGGGGATCATGAACGATGGTTGATTACCAGGGTTATAATCAAGAACCTGCCCTGGATCGCTTTCCCATTGTTCGTGAGATATTCCCGAATTTTTAGGGTTCAGAATTTTAGGACGGGCATGGAACAAGGCTATTTCCATCAATAAAGAATATGCTCTATTGACTACTTTTTGAATTTCAATCAACGGTAGAATTTCAGATGTTCCCCATATCTCATCCGTGATTGGATTGAGAACCATAAAAACAAAAGGAAATTCATTATCATTAAACGGGGAAGGATATGACTTGACAAGCTTATTATTTATTATTACATAGACCATAAGTTTATCATCCTCAAAATTCCAGACCCTTTGCACCAGTATTTGATTTTTACCCTTTTCTGACGATTTCTGATACGTAAATCCTTCAGCCGCTTCAACCGTGATAGGTTTTAGCCATTCCGAGAATGCAGACTCAGACTCAGAGATAGTCGGGGCATCAACACCATAGAGTTTTTTTACTTTTTCGGGAGTCATGTAAACCTTTTCCACAATATATTGACAATTAGATAAATCAGTAGCAGAAGGATCAACAGATAGAAGAAACGGGGAAACACGTTTAAGCCCAATTTCACCTTTCCCTGAGCCATCTTCACTCTTTACAGAATCATCCCAATATACTTTTACTATTCCAGCGCCATAAAGGAGGGAATCAAATATTTGCTTATAAAGGACATTATAAATGTCCAAATTTTGATACAAATGTTTCAAATATCTGCTTATTCTTTCACCAACAGTAACTTCTTTTGACTCATCGCCTTCTGCATAGACCCTCCAGCAGGGGATATCATCAAGAAGTAGGGCAAGATTAACGTCAATGGTATTATAGATATGATTTATGGCAAGATTGAACAAATATTGAGAAGATGTCTCTTTATGATGTTTACCAATATAAAATTCTCTTGCAGTTTTCCAGGCTTTATGGTAATCTTCTTTCGCTTTATCTGCATCTTTAATTCTTGAGATAATATCTTTTTCCGCTAAAGCCATTTCTTCTTTTCCTTTCTTTTAATATTACCCTGCGGTTTCTCTTCTTCCTTTGTAATATCCTCTACATATATTATATCACGACTGCGTTTTAGAGCCGCGAGATAATAGACGAGAGCATGAATATAATGGTCTTCGCGCTTTGGGGTCTCCCAGAATAATCTTTCTTCCCCACTCTTCTGAGTCTCTTTTTTCAGAAAGACTTTATTAAATTTTTCTGCCACCTCTTTAATTAACGCTTTATCGATATTAAAGAAACCAAACTTTGAGGCAAATAATTGTTCAATCAAGGTTGCTAATGCCCGATGTCTGTCAATGATTACATACTCATCCTTAAAATTTACCCAATCACCTTCATCGATTTTTTTATAAAATGCGGGATAGACTCTGAATGGAAAGTTTAGGGCAAGATTTCTTGTGTGATTTATTTCGGGCATTGCATCTATAACGACCATCCTCACATTATTTGATTCCATTAAATTTATAATCTGATTGAATCCCTTATCGGGATCTTCCTGGTTATATTCAATCTTCCCTATTTTGAATATCCCCTTTTCTGTTCCTATAACGTAATAATGCTCATTTCCTACATCAACGCCCATCACCGCGCCTCTCGTGTCGGGAATTTCCATTGAAATATAGTTTTTCCAGATTACGGATTCATCGACCTTTGTCTCCGAGCCTTTATAGGGCATTCCAAGAATAAAATTATAAAAATACTGCTTATCAGGCTTTTCCGATTCTTCGACTATCATTCGGGCGGGATAATTTGGATAAATTAAAGCAGGGACCCAATATCCTTGTAAATCTCTTGTGGGGTAACGGGCTGCCCATTCCCCGTTTATCAAATCATCATATTTTATTTCCCTCTTGCATTTTTTACAAATTCTTGTACCTTTATTAAAATCTATACTTTCTGGGAATGATAAATACTGCCAGA